AACATATAACAATCTTAATTTAGACCCAGCATCTCCAAATTATATTTTAAAAGTAATTGGTGACCAAAATGTATCTATTGATGCAAACGGTAAACAAACTTTAAATGGTGATTATTCAAATCGTTCAAAATTTGTAAGAGTGGAAGTTGCAGCAGAAGGTTCATTCCCAATTATAGCAGGACCTTTCGGACATGAGGCATATTTATCTCCTATTTCAGGATTTAATACATCAACTCCATCAGTAAAATTTTCAACTGGTTCTGCTGAAAATAACTCATCTAATTCATCTAAATACTCTGGAATTGATTTAGAATCATCTTTAGTTAAAGTTGATAATGGTCATTTCTTATCACCTATACCAAATGGTGCAGGAAATGGTACAAATACTGTATTCGCATTTGACCAATCTAATTTATCAATTAATGGTGGAACATATTCATTTGGTTATGAATTAACTGGTTCATCTGCAAGTGACGTAGTTAAAAGACAATTTACAGTTGGATTCCAAGAGGGATTTGATGGTTGTTCACCAACTATTGAAATTGCTTTAGCAGGTTCATCTGAATCATTCGGAAGTGCAAATACACAAGGATTCAATTGTGCAACATCAACTTCTAGTGGTTCTGTAGCTTATGTAAAAGCTATCAATTCAGTTTCCAATCCAGATGATTTTGATATTAATTTAGTATCGGTTCCTGGTATTGTTCGTAGACATCATTCTTATGTGTTTGATAAAGTAACTGAAATGGTTGAATCTAGAGAAGATGCATTCTTTATTGGTGATGTTGTAGGTGTAACTTATACAAACGGACAAGTTTCATCAGATACAATAGAACAAGCTATTGAACAAGCTAATTCAGTTGATTCTAACTATGTAGGTACTTATTATCCTTGGGTTAAAACAATTGATAGAAATACTAATAAACTAACCGCAGTTCCACCATCAGTATTGATGCCTGGAATTTACGCAGCCAACGATGCAATTGCAGCTGAATGGTTCGCACCAGCAGGTTTAAATAGAGGTGGTATTATCGGTGCAGTTTCAGTATTGAATAGATTAACACACGCAGAAAGAGATGAGTTGTATGAAGGTAAAGTAAACCCAATTGCTTCATTCCCTGGTGAAGGTATTGTAGCATTCGGACAAAAAACCTTACAAGATAAATCATCTGCATTAGATAGAATCAACGTAAGAAGATTACTTATCAAAGTTAAGAAGTATATCGCTTCAACTTCTAGATATTTAGTGTTCGAACAAAATACAGCAACAACAAGATCAAGATTCTTAAATACTGTAAACCCTTATTTAGAACGAATTCAACAAAGACAAGGTTTATACGCTTTCAAAGTTGTAATGGATGAAACAAACAACACACCAGATGTTATCGATAGAAACATTTTGGCTGGACAGATTTTCTTACAACCAACAAAGACAGCAGAATTTATTGTACTTGATTTCAACATATTACCAACTGGAGCATCGTTTTCAGCGTAATATATAAAAAACTAAAAAAAGAATATTTATTATTATAACAGGAGAAAATTAAAATGGCAGAAGTATTAGAGTTTAACGAGATGTTCTATACTAACTTCGAACCGAAGATGAAGCATCGTTTCATCATGGAAATCGATGGAATACCTTCATATCTTATCAAAGCGGCAAACAGACCAAATATTCAATTCGAAGTAGTAACATTGGACCATATTAACGTAAAAAGAAAGTTAAAAGGTAAGGGAGAATGGCAAGATGTTGAAATTACCCTTTTCGATCCAATTGTACCATCTGGAGCTCAAGCCGTTATGGAATGGGTACGTTTATCACATGAATCATTAACGGGTAGAGATGGATATGCTGATTTTTACAAAAAAGATGTACAAATCTATATGTTAGGACCAGTGGGTGACAAAATCGAACAATGGACATTAAAAGGTGCATTTATCAACAACGCACAATTTAACGATGTTGCTTGGGATAATGCTACTGACGTTGCAGATATAACAATCACACTTTCATACGATTACGCTATCCTCGAATACTAATATTCTTAGCTTTTTTTTTAACTTTTTTTATTGTGTATATTTATATATAAAAATAAAGGTTAATAAAATTATGGCAAATTATGATTTCC